ATATTTTAACCACACGGGTGAAAAGGGAAAGATCTATAGACTATAAATGTTTTTTACTGACACTCCCCACGTCCAAGAAAAGAAAAGAAACATTTTTAAAATCCTATGACAATACTATACCCCTGGAAATAATATACGGGACAGATACCAAAAAAATCGAGAATATATCAAAGTTTAAACATGTAGTGGATCCAGTATATTATGATGAAGCAATTAGAATGCACTATGATAAATCTATTAAACGCCCTAATATTACGTATATGAACATGGGGGGTATCGGATGTTATATGGGGCATATGGAATTTTACAAACGATGTTTCAAACAAGATTTAAAGTATGCTGTTATATTTGAAGATAACGTGATTGTAAAAAGTCCGGAGTTGTATACCCAGATACAAGATGTAATAGATACGATGGGAGACGATTTTGAAATGTGTTTTTTTCATTGTCTATCTCGGTTACCTTATCATAAAGAAGAAAATGATATAGAACGTGTAAAATGGATATCAAGTACGAAATGTTATTTGATTAACGTAGATAATATGAGACAATATTATAAATACTTTTTTCCGATAGATAATCATGTAGATATGAAACATGAAGATATAATCGCAGAAGGTGCGCGAGTATATTATAAAGATCTACGCAAATACTTAAAAATTGATGCATCTGGACCGAGCACTATAGGTCACTCCGATTGGGGTGATAAAATGCACTTTTCGCGTCAATATCCAGAATTATCTGTTCATAATCTAAAAATGGGGTATTAAATCGAGACTATACTGCGGTGTGTTCGTCTATACTCCGTCGACTAGTTCTACTACCAATTTTCGTAAATGCACCTAACCACCGATTTACGGCACCGATTGAATTAGTAGCCGACCCCGTGTCATCGGAAACAAGTACACTCAAGCCGTTACACACATCGGGCTTATTTTCCTTATCCGGAAACTGTTTCAGAAACGCATGTATAGTCTCAGCCGGAATATCGGGAGAGTCGTCGAGTAGTCTATCATACTCTTCGCGACATTTCATTACAAATTCTACTACACTCACGCGATGTTTTGTATCTAACGAGAGTTCCATATCTATGTTTCTATAAAATTTAGACCACTGTACACACATAGCAGAATGCCCCTCAGATAAACTTAAACTTTGACTAAATTTACTTATGGATGTCAATATCCCCCCCATAACGTTTAAAAATGCAAAAAAGTATTGAATAGCGATAATACGTACCTTCATGTCATTACTCAAGTCGCTATTCCCACTCGGGTTAAGTACTGCAAACCCACCAACACCCGTTATACTCGCTATAATAATACTCGGATAGGCTAAATAATCATTTGTTTTCTTGAACGAGAGTCTCGCATGATTATGTAACCATCTATACCCGGCAGCCTTTTCTGCCCATTTTATTAACAATTTTTCTTGTTTATCGCACCATTTACAATCGTGATGGGGCACATCCACTTCACCCATATATACATTATGATAGACTGAGATTATTCTTGATCATCTCTGCTGATTGTCTCGCCAATTTATCGACTTCCTCATTTTTGGGGTTTCCGTTATGCGCTTTGACCCATCTCCATTCAACGAGGTTCAATTTATTACGCACTTCATCGATCGCAACCCACAATTCCTTATTCTTTACTGCACTCCCGGCAGCTGTTCTCCACCCATTCCTTTTCCAATTTATAATCCACGATGTAATACCATTCTTAACGTAGTTACTATCAGTGAACACTCGAACTTCAAGAATGTTTCTTTCCAAACACTCTTCAAGCGCTTTCAAAATTGCGGTCATCTCCATCTGGTTATTTGTGGTAGTAGGCTGTCCACCACTGAGTTTAAAGTTATCACTAACCACACCCCAACCACCGTGTCCAGGATTACCGAGACAACTTCCATCAGTGTAGACCTCATACATACTCATTTAACCTGCTTCTCTTTTATATCACTGTACGTTGAAGCTTTCTTAGGTGTTTTACATATAGTATCCCCGCAGTGGTCCCTATTCTGATAGATAGAGTTTATAGAAGTTGAAATTTCGTCACACGACTTCAACGACCACCGCCCCAATACAGGTTTATCAACTTTAAATAGTAATCCAAATAGTTTCTTAATCATTGTCTATATCTGGAGGGGTGTATTTAATTATGTTTTGAGGTTTGAAAAAATCATTAAATGGGCAAAAATCACAACGTCTGTGACGTATCGCACAGTCTAATACATCGGCATTTTTCATACAGGGTTTTTTCGCGGCACTTTTTCGTTGTCGATACGTCCGTCGTCGAATAATAGAAAAACATACCGGGGTTTGACCCAGAGCTAACATATATTCTTATAACAAGTGTATCTTTTAAGATAGATCTAGAAGAGTTCATCTTCAACTTCGATTTTAAGTTTACAATCATCTTTCGGGTAAGCCACACATAACATCACATAGTTCGCTTCTACCTGTTCCTCACTAAGGAAAGATTGATCACTTTGATCAATATAACCCCACACCAATCTCGCTGCACAAGTAGAACACGTACCCTCGCGACACGAATACGGAAGATTGAGTCCTTCTTGTTCCGCAGCGTCTAGAATATACGTATCACCGTCGCAATCAAACGTTTCATCACCACCGGGTGTAATCAACGTAACTTTATAGTTCGCACGAACAGCGATACGAGACTTTTTCTTGATTAGAAGAGTTCGTGGTACAATGGGAGACTTAATATGACAAGTGGCAAGGGTGGACATGGTATTTGACCATGGAGTTTCGTTTTTAAATAGCATTATCCGTGCAATTTAAAAATGATTGTTTTATATATTTTTTACTATCAAACGAATATTTGATACTTAGTTGCTGAAAGCCAAACCACCCATTCCGCTTTGAATGCGGAGGACGTTGTAGTTGACAGCGAACATGTGGAGGTTAGTGGCATTGGCATCACCAGTGGTGGATGTCTTGATGGCAACTTGCGCGTTATCGATGCGCGAGAAGTTGCATGTACCGGTAGGTTGGTGCTCTTCGGGCTTGAGCGCGAAAGAGTACGAGTAGATACCGGGGTAGGGGGAGCCGGAGTGGTGCTGGAAGGGTTGCACTTGGTTGAAGTACTTACCCGACTGCTCCTTCATACGGTCCTGGCCGTTAAGCACAAGCTTCATCGTTTCGATGGTACCAACATTCTCTTCCGTGAATTTGTTCGCGGCGAGTGTACCATCGGTACCCACCTTAAGGAGGGGGGCACCCGACATGGAAGTCGAGACGAACGCGTTAGCAGCCGCGATCGCGGTGGGGTCGGACTCGAGGATGACGTCACCGACGGCAGCCTGGTTGGTGAAGTTCCACAGACTGGTACGGGCAACACCGGAGTCGATGCACCAGACCAGCTCCTTGACGGGGTGGTTGTACGAGAGGCGGACCTGCTTGGTGCCACCGTTGATGGTAACAGTGTCCACACCGGTGTGCTGAACCTGCTCGATCAGGTATTCGTGACCCTTCTGGGCGAATCGCCTTCGTTCTTCCGTGTCCAGGTAGATGTAGTTAGCCCACACCTTGAAGGTGGACCCATCGGTGTAGATGGCGAAGTCGGAAGACAGGTCGAAATCCAAACGGACTTCATGGTACTGCAGCGCAATCAGGGGAAGCGCCAAACCGGGGTTGCGGTTGAAGAAGAAGATCAACGGGAGGAACACTTGGGAACCGACCGCGGTGGTCATCTTACCCCAAGAAGCCTTCTTGGACTCGTCCAAGTAAAGCTCCGAGTACAGGCGCCACCACTTTTGGTAGTGCTTGTCGATGCGCTGACCACCGATGGACAGCTCGACATCCTTGATGGCACGTTCAGCCGCCCAGCAGGAATCGGCAGTGGCGTCACTGGTGATAGTCGCGAGACCGGCCTTAGCCTTGAGTTCGACGTACATGTCACCGACAAGGTCACCGTTACGGGCGACAGTCACGGACACGCGACCGGAGGCAGAGGCGGTACCGTTGACGGTCTGCTCGATGTTCTCCATCGCGAAGTTAGTGTGGCGGCGGTAGACCGCCTGGAAAAAAGTTACCTTCGGGTTTCCGGTAAGGTAGACGTCTTGGGCGCCGTAAGCGACGAGTTGCATGAGACCACCGGCCATTTTGAGTTGTTGTACTATATACCAACATTTTATTTCAGCCGCGAAAAACTCGGCACCATTTT